AAAAAAGTGCAAATAACAGTACACAGGCAGGAACAGCATCTACAATTAAAAATTTATTAAGTGATAACTTCTTAGATCCAGATGCTCCAAATCCAGCTTTATATCCACAAGGTATATTGTTATGGAATACAAGACGTTCTGGTTACAATGTTAAAGAATACAAAAACAGCTATATAACAACTACGAAATATCCAAGTTCAGGATCAAGTGGTTTAGGTAACATAAGATACAGCAACGAAACTGTAGGTGGTTACTTTCCTGATAGATGGGTTACAAAATCAACTAACAAAGCTGACGGTTCTGGATGTTTTGGAAGAAAAGCACAAAGACAAGTTGTTATAAAACAATTAAAATCTGAAATAGATACTAACCAAGCAATTAGAGAAGATCAAAGAGGATATAATGTAATTACTTGTCCTGGTTATCCAGAAACAATACAAAACATGATTAACCTAAACACTGATCGAAACTTTACATCGTTTGTAATTGGTGACTCACCATTTAGATTAGAAGGTACAGCAACAGCAATTACAGATTGGGCAAATAATAGTTCAGGAGCTACTGATAACAGCGAAGACGGACTGGTAAGCTCGAGTGATTATTTGGGTGTATTTTATCCATCAGGATATAGTACAGACAATTCAGGTAACAAAATTGTTGTTCCGGCATCACATATGATGATTAGAACTTTAGCAAATAATGATAATTTAGCATATCCATGGTTTGCACCAGCAGGTACAAGACGTGGTGTAGTAGACAATGCAACAGCAGTTGGATACATTGACGCAAGTTCAGGTGAATTTAAAACAATATCTGTTACAGAATCAGTAAGAGATTCAATGCATACAGTCAAAGTTAATCCAATTACTTTCTTTTCAGGAGCAGGAATTGTAAACTTTGGTAACTTGACGAAAACATCGGCAAGTTCGGCATTAGATAGAATCAATGTTTCTAGACTAGCAGTGTATCTACGAAGTCAATTAGATGCAATTGCTAAACCATTTATTTTTGAACCAAATGATGAATTAACTAGAAACGAAATTAAAGGTGCAATCGAATCATTCTGTTTAGAACTAGTTGGACAAAGAGCATTATATGACTTCTTAGTAGTGTGTGATGATACAAATAACACAGCAACTAGAATAGATAGAAATGAATTGTATGTTGATATAGCAATTGAACCAGTTAAATCGGTTGAATTTATTTACATACCTTTAAGAATTAAAAACACAGGGGAAATAGCAAAATTAGGGAACTAATTTTTGGATAAATATTAGGAGATAAAAATTATGGCAATATCAACACTTTCAAAATTTACAGTACCTTTAGCAAACGATCAAAGTTCAGCATCACAAGGCTTATTGATGCCAAAACTACAATATCGTTTTAGATGTATCCTAGAAAATTTTGGAGTATCAACACCAAGATCTGAAATTACAAAACAAGTAATGGATGTTACAAGACCAAACTTAACTTTTGATAACGTAACATTAGATGTTTACAACTCAAGAGTTTATATGGCAGGTAAACACGTTTGGGATCCAATTACAATTACAATAAGAGATGACGTTAATAACTCGGTTACTAAACTTGTTGGCGAACAAATTCAAAAACAATTTGATTTCTTTGAACAATCAAGTGCGGCATCTGGTATTGATTACAAATTTACAACTAGAATTGAAATGCTTGACGGTGGAGGTGGATCATCTACACCAAATGTATTAGAAACATTTGAATTATATGGTGCGTATGTTGAAAACGTAAACTACAATACACTAGCATATGCAACTTCTGATCCGGCAACAATTACAATGTCTATAAGATACGACAACTGTATACAAACACCACAAGGTACAGGAATTGGTACAGCAGTATCAAGAACAATCGGTACACTAGCAACAGGTGGCGGACAATAATATTTTTATAAGTTAACTTGCAATTATAATGAAAGAAGCGCCTTTAACGGCGCTTTTTTTGTGGCTATAAATACAAGGGTATGCCAAGTATTAATAGTTTTCTTAAAGGATTTCAAGACGGCCTTCCAGGAATGAAGGATTTCCGTCATGCTTCACGATTATATATTGACGATCATTTTAAACTTGCACCAAAACAAAAATTTCTTTTTCATGTAGTACTAACACTTAATGATGTTGTAACTCAAAGAAAATTTACTCCTAACGAATTACTAGAATTGAATATGCTAGTAAAGGGCTGTGAACTTCCTCGTTACAATATGAACATAGAGGAAAAAACTCAATATAATAAAAAAATGTATACAGCAACACGTATTCAATATGACCCTGTAAACATTACATTTCATGACGATCAGGCTGATACTGTAAATGCTTTTTGGAAAAAATATTATGAATATAATATTGCAGATTCGGTACATCTTAATGAAGAACTTGCAGAAAGATGGGGTAAAGATGATTATTATACAACAAAAAGAAAAACTACAAAATGGGGTTTAGATACTCCTAAACAAAGTAAACTTCCTTTTATAAAAAATATTGAAATTTTTGTATTACACAAACAAAGATTTACATCATTTAGATTGGTTAATCCTGTTATTGGTTCATTTAATCATGATAATTTAGATGCGGCCGATGGAACTGGTATTATGCAAAATACAATGCAAATTTTATATGAAACTGTAAGATACAAAGCAGGAGTTGTTGGAAAATCAAAAATAACAGGATGGGCTACATTACACTATGATAACGAACCATCACCTTTAAGTGTATTAGGTAAAGGTACAAATTCTCTTTTTGGTCCCGGTGGTGTTGTGGATGGAATCGGTTCTGTAATAGGTATGGCTAGAGAAGGAAATATTTTAGGTGCAATTATTGGTGCGTCAAACACATATAACAATGCTAAAAAAATGAAAAAAGCAGGTGTTAAAGAAGAATTAAAAGGAATTGTTAAAGAAGGTGTTTTAGAAGTTGGCAAACAAGCAGGTACAATTACAAATCCAATTGGTTCATTTGCAGTTGGCGCCGTGGCGGCGACAGCACTAACTCTTGCAACTGCAAAAGGTACAGTAGATAATATAAATCGACAAAATACAACAGTAATATCAACTCCACAATTAGATACTGTAAATTTTCTTACACCAGATGAATCTTATACTCTTGTAACAACAAACACAATTATAAGAGATGCAATTGCGGCAGGTATATATTATAAAGATATTGGTTCTCGACAAGGTTTAACAGTAGCAGAAAGTGATATAGAATATTCAGGATCTCTTGATACAACAAAAACAGTGTATAGAGCTAAAGCAAATACAGATATTCGTAAACTTGTAACAGAAGGATATATAAAAATTAATAGAGATACACAAAACGTATCTATTATAACTGAAAAGGCAAACTTATAATGGAAAATTTTTATACAAACCTACCCCCTAAAGATAAAGATGCGTTAGATAAAACAATTAAAAAATTGACAACAACAAATTATCAAGAAGAATTTCAATTTAACGTTGGAGAATATGATGCGGCAATTGGATTTTTTGTTAAAAGAGGATTTTCAAGAATTGCGGCTGAATCAACTGCTTATATAATTCTACAACAAGCAAAAATAGATTCGGTAAGTCCTCAACAAATTTTAGATCAACTTACGATTGCCTCTCCGGCTCAACTTTCTGAATTAATAACAATTATATTAAATGCCAATAGATATAAATCGAGTAGGTTAGGAGTAAGGCAAACTCGTACAACGAAAGATACTGTGTCTAGAAACATTCTAGACTAATGATACCAAGATTTGCTAAAGGAAAATTTTCATTAAAAAATCCAGAAAAATATGTTGGACTAAAAACGCCAACTTATAGAAGTAGTTGGGAACACGCATTTATGAGATTATGTGATGAACATCCTAACGTATATAAATGGGCTAGTGAATCAATAAAAATACCTTATAGGCATCCATTAACAGGCAAGTATACAATCTATGTACCTGATTTTTTTGTTGTTTATAACGACAAAGAGGGGCGTAAACACGCTGAAATGATTGAAGTTAAGCCAATGTCCCAGACATCTCTAGAATTTGCTGGTAAAAGTATGGGCAAAAAGAAACAAGTTATAATTAATCGTGCTAAATGGGAGGCCGCTAGTGCCTATGCTCGACAAAATAAAATGAGATTTAGGGTAGTATCAGAAGACCAATTATTCCACCAAGGTACACGTAAATAATCAAAATGACTAAAAAGTTAGAAGACATATTAAATTTACCAAACGTCAAAGAAGCATTTGCTCAAGTAGACAAAAAAGAAAAAGACAAACAAACTAAACAAATAAATGGTACGGTACCTAAAAATTTAGATCCAACTACTGCAAAAAATTTAGAAAGAACGTATGCTGAATTTGATAAAATTGCGGCCTCATTACCTCAAGTAAAAGGCCTAGGAGAACTATCAGATTTAGAGTTAGATAAACTAGCAACCGAGGCAGAAGAATCATATAAGAATTTAATGGACTTAGGTATGAACGTTGACTCACGTTATTCAGGACGTATTTTTGAAGTTGCAAGTACTATGTTACGTAATGCCATAGATGCAAAAGGCTCTAAAATAGACAAAAAACTAAAAATGGTGGAATTACAACTTAAGAAGCTAAAAATAGACAAAACAGGTAAAGACGACTTGGGTACTATTGAAGAAAGTGACGGTTTTGTAATATCCGATCGTAACGAATTAATGAAAAAACTGCTTAAAAAGGATGACCCTGAACCAACAGAAAAAGACTAAATACTTCTAATATGAGCACGTTTACAAAATATCTAACAGAATCGATTAAGACTTATGAATATAAAGTCAAAATAGCGGGTGATATTGAAACAGGTTTCGCTAATCGCCTGGAAACTGCTTGTCAAAAATTTGAAGTACAAAAATTATCAGCTGGAAAGAAAACTCCAATACAATCGCTACCTTTGGACTTTCCAACATTAAAAAATGAATCTGTTACAATTTACGATCTTAAAACTTCGTATCCAGTAGCAGTTAGAGAATTAAAAGAGTATATTGCTGACTATATGAAAATTTCGCCAGCTTGTGTAGTTGTAAGAAAACCGGGTGAACCTACAGAAGAATATCAAGAACAAATAGCAAACTCAACAAAATCAGAATACAAAAACAAACTTAA